TAGAATACGGAAACAACTTAGTATCCTTTGACTTAGTATACTTAACCTCTTCTTCTTTTGGTTTACTCTTTCTCTTTACCTTTGTCTTTGGTTTCTTTTCTGTGAGTTTAGCAATATTACGTGCAAGAGCATTTTGTGTCTTAGACATAAGGACCTTCCTTGATTGCATTCTTATCAAAGACATACTCATCATACATTACATAATCATCCTTATCATAATCACATTGGAATACTGGATCTTGTTTAAACTCTTCCATCTCCTTGTAGAACTCATCTAGATCATCATACAATCCTTGATAGTATGAATCAAAGTGAACTAATTGATCAACTGGGAAGTGTTGAAGAAATACATTCACTGCATCATTAGAATATGTTGATGAATACCCTTGATAGTCATCATAATACTTTTGAAACTGATCTAATGGTAGATTTTCTGTTGCTGCATCAAAGATATCATCAATGATCCAATTATGATTCTCTTTAAACGTTTGTAGATCAGTTAGATATATGAGAAGATCAGTTTCTTGTTTATCACATGATGCTTCTTCAGCAACTTCTTCAAACTTATTCTCTCCAACATCAGAAATAATACTATTCACAATCTCATGAAAGATACTGATCTTTTCATATTCTTCAGTGAGATGTTCAAATAGAATTTCATTCTTTTCTGCATCAGACATATGTTCTAATCTATACCATGTTGCAGCGGAGATGAGATCATACTCCTTTGAATCAATTTCAGAAAATACAGTCATGAGTTCTCCCAATAAGGATTAAATACATACTTACCACAAATAAAATAATCACATTCAAGTTCTTCTAAATTCACCTCATTAATCTCATCAATGATTGCAAGATCAAAACAGTTGGCAAGATCACCAAATGCAGCATCATATGAATCTTCCGCACATATGGTTTTCATATGATCTAAGAACTCGTCAATTGTGTCCTCATCATATGAATCAACATACCGTTCATACAAATCAAAATAGTAATCAGTCTCAAATGAACATTCCTCATACAAAGAACGATAATGATCTAAAAGTTCAGTCACGTTGCCTCCAATCGTCAGGTTTGTCTTGCTGAAACCAGTCTTTAATATCATCCGCACCATCGAACCTTGTGCGGTGATTAGATGGATCGGGGTCTCCTAGTCCCATCCTATTCATAAAATCATCGATGCTGCCCTCCTCAATATCTTGAGCAGCTTGGCGTCGTGCCTGCCTTAACCAGTCTCTCGCAGTAGTATGAGCCTTGGCAAGTTTCTCTACCCAGATCATATCATCTAGTTTGACTTCCTCCTTGTTTGCAATCTTCTTACAGATAAATTCAAGTCGCAGTCTGTATTGAGTGGATAGCATGTCAGTCTTTAAAATCCAATTTAAGTTCTAAATCTTCAAGTCTATGATACTCTTCATGTGCTTTCTCTTGTCGGTCACACACGATGCCTAAGATATCTTTCATGATAGTATCATTATCAACATAATCGTCAATATACTTATCTAGTGCTTCTTTCAGATAGCGGTATCTGTGCCACTCTTGTGAATATGGTGTGTAAGTCATAACGATTTCTTAGTTTGTCGCTTTATTTTAATTGAAACAAATTTGCTTCGTTTTTTGATTCTATATTGTTCAATATACTTATTTAGATCCCATTCACAGGTAAACCAACATACTTTTGTATCTTTACCATCAGGGTGCTCAAGTCTAAATGAGAAAGTATCATAAGGAAAAAGTTCCTCTTGAGTTAGTTCTTTCTTTTTACGGGACATAATCAAAGATAAGTAGTGAGCAATTGCTCAACTCCCCTTCCTGGGATCGAACCAGGGACCAAACGATTAACAGTCGTTCGCTCTACCGCTGAGCTAAAGAGGATTGTTTGCCTTTTCTTCCTTATTGGTCTTGAAGTAGAGTTTATAGTATCTCTTCTTCATTTCATTAATAGCATTCATATCTTCCTCAAAACCCATAAATTTGAGCATTTGAGAAGAACCTTCCAACTCACTAATGAGTCTAAGGATGTTGACTGCTATTGGTGGTTGCCCACCAAAATCATATTTGCCCATAAGGAATAAAAAGGACAACGACTCAGGTTGGGGTCGAACCAACGACCGACTGCTTAGAAGGCAGTTGCTCTGTCCACTGAGCTACTGAGTCTTGAGTACCCTTATATTATAAGTGATAAGGGATACGGTGTCAATCACACCAAAATTAATTTTTTGTGATAATCGTGTGCGTAAACTTCTCGGTATCCTTTAATACCCCATCCCAACCAGTAATATGCAGGGACCATATACTGAGATATTGACTGTCCATTACCTTCAAACATAGGAAGATAACGTTGGAATACAGACTCATTAATCATATATGCAGTCTGACCCTCAAGTGACGATGGATCATAATCATACTTAGCAGCAAACTTACCAAGACTGTTATAACGTCCAATGGATGTCCATTGAATCAGACCATAACCACCGATGTGACACTGATTGTAAGCAACTCTAGCACCACCCTCGCAGATGTTAGGGATAAACTTACTCTCTGATTTGATGTTACCCATCAGAGTTGCTAAAGCATTGCGGTCAGTGATCCTTGTCTTGAGTTGGATTTGCTCAAGGACATACTGTTCATTTTCATTACATCCAGGACACAACCAAGACTTAGGTACAGGAATCTCTTTGACAATAGGAACTAATTTTTCTACATTGACAGTTGCATCTACCTCAGCATTTCTAGAAGGTACAGAAGCATAACAAGATCCTGCAACTATTGGTAGCATTGCGATGGACAATAATTTTTTAAACATTTTAAATAATAGAACTCAACATCCGCTTTGGATAAACTTTCTTGCGGCTCAGTTAAAATAATCCTTACGGTAGTACCGACCAAGGATATTTGAATTGTAATACAGGGGTGTCCCATCTGTCAACTGTTGAGACAGGACTTCATTGAGGAATAACTGACGAGTCTCCTCAAAATTTACTTTACCCTTTGCGTAGTGAAGACTTAGTATAGTCCTCCGAAAGGATTCTTTTCCAATCCTTTTGATGTCCCCAGCAAGATCTTCACAACTTCCGTAGTACTTTTTCCAGTTACTTTCACTGCGGACCCTCCGAGATTTACCTCTAGGCTTTCGTAGCGACCAGAAGTACTTTCTCCCGATATAACTCCTACTCGATACGAGGTTATCGATGCGGTACACAAAGCCGTAGTAATCACCAATATCCTCACTACTGAAGGGAATACCGTTGTAAGTCCAGGGATTTTCATAATCAACCATCCAAGTAATTAATAATACTTAGATATATTTATCTTCATCGTTAACAAACCTATCCTACTCATGGATCCACTTCTTGTCAACTTATTGTCGAATCATTTTAGTTGCCCTTTAGAGGGTCAGGCAGTCTATTCTATGGCATCATACTTAATACACTTTCCAATGCCCTTACAGAGGCATTTGGAGGGGTCTAAGCAGGCATAAAAAAAGAGTCAAGAGGTAGATGACTACCCCCTGACTCCATGGAACCAAGAATTATTTTTTAGATTACAGTTTGAATCCGCTAAACGTATTCTTTTCAACATCCTGTTTAATACCACCAACAACATAGGATTCAACCTCTGTCTCTTGTGGAGCAACTTGTAGTCCCTTAGAGGAGATCCAGTGCTGTGTCCAAGGCAGGGGATTATTTTTAGCAGCAATATCATATACTGGTTTGAGTCCAATGCCCTTAAGGCGACGATTGGCAATCCACTCAACATACTGCTGAAGAAGTTTATCATTCAGACCAATCATTGATCCATCTTTGAACAGATAGTCTGCCCACTTCTTCTCTTCATTCACAGCGCGGTCAAACATAGCATAGGTCCACTCTTCCTCTTCCTTCATTATCTGCTTCATTTCAGGATCATCACCCTTTTGCCAATTCTTTAATATGTTTTGAGTGATCGCAAGATGTTGATTTTCATCTCTAGCGATAAGTGAGATGATTTTAGCGGAACCTTCCATAAGTTTAAGTTCACCAAATGCAAAACTGCAAGCGAAGCTAACATAGAATCGGATACCCTCCAGGATATTAACGTTTGCGACTGCGCGATAAAGTTTACGCTTTAACTCACGACGCTCTGAAGTTCCTGCATAGTGTCCCTCCGAAGCAAGTTGCCACATCATACCATTGTCATATTGATGGGCACTATTAATGAAATCATCATACGATGAGGTGACAGTACTAGCACGTTCAAGGATACGATTATCAGTGACAATTTTATCTAAGACCTCAGTTGGATCTGAATAGATGTTCTTGATGATGTACGTGTATGAGCGACTATGGATCATCTCCATAAATCCCCAGACCTCCATACATGCCTCTAGTTCAGGGAGACTGCAATAAGGTATAAAAGCCATCCCAGGACCACGCCCTTGTACGGAGTCAAGCATAATCTGATACTTGAGGTTGCTTGTATAGATATGCTTTTGTTCTGGACGAAGTGTGTGATAATCTCCACGATCTTTTTGTAACGAAACTTCCTCAGGTCTCCAAAAATATCCCAGTTGTTGAGTTGTTAGTTTCTCAAAAATAGGATACTTATAAGAGTCATACCTCTGTATTCCCAGAGGTTTTCCAAAAAACATTGGTTGCTTTTTAGTGTCAACCGCCTCTGTATTAAAGACGGTCATTCCATCTAATTTTTTTGCTGGTGTTTCATCATTAGATGAAATCTTAAACTGCACAGGATTCACACTCTCCCTCCTCGGTGTTGTCTATTTCTTGTAAAATGTTTTGTAGTTCTGACTTGTTGTCCTCTTCTATTTCATCTGTTTTGATGTCATAGGTATTTTGATAATAAGAGGTCTTCCAACCGTATTTGTATGTAGTTAAAAAGTCATTTGCCATAACCGAAACAGGGATTTCATTGTCAGGATAATGCTCTGGATTATAACTCCAGTTACCACTAATTCCCTGGTCAAAAAACTTTTGCATCACTGCAACAATATTGATGTATCCACGGTTGCTTTCCATATCCCACAACAAAGTGTAGGCATTCTTCAGTGTAGCATATTGTGGAACAATTTGCTTAAGCGGGCCCTTTTTGGACTTTTTAATGGACAGGTATCCACGAGGAGGTTCGATTCCATTAGTTGCGTTTGACACAACGGAACTGCTCTCTGAAGGCATTTGTGCGGACAGTGTTGAGTGCCTGAGACCGAACTCATTGATAGATGCGCGAAGACCATCCCAATCATGTACTAACTCCTGTGATGTTATTTCGTCCACATCCCTCTTATATGTATCAATAGGAAGGATTCCATCAGAATATTTTGTACGACCAAAATATTCACAATGACCCTTCTCAATAGCAAGTTGATTTGATGACTTGAGAAGGTAATACTGGAAGGATTCGGAGAGACCGTGTACGGCGTCCCACGCCTCCTGTGAGTCATAATTATAACCCAACTTGGCAAGGTAATGTGCAAGTCCGATAAAACCGATTCCAAGCGATCTACGTGCCTTGGTAGCAATCTCTGCTGCTTTGATTGGATACTTCTGATAATCAATCAGTTCTTCTAGAGCACGGACAGATAGATCACAAAGATTCTCTAGTTCTTCATCAGATTTTACCTTACCAACGTTGATTGCAGACAAGATACAGAGTGCAATCTCACCAAACTCATCATCGATGTGTTGCAGTGGAGATGTTGGTAGAGTAATCTCCTGACATAAGTTACTCATCTCAATTTTATCTTTAAAGGATGAGTGTGAGTTGCAATGATCGATATTCATAATGTACAACCGACCAGTCTCTGCTCTTTCTTTGAGCAGATTCATGATCAATTCTTGACCACCAATGGTCTTTTTAGGAATTGATTCATCTTGCTCATAACGAACATATAGTTCATCAAAACGATCAGTGCCAAAAGATTCATACAAACCTGGAACATCGTGAGGAGAGAAGAGAGTAATCTCTTGATCGGTAATGAATCTCTCGTAGAAGAGTTTACTAATTTGGATGCTGTAGTCCAGTTTTCGGACACGATTATCTTCTGTCCCTTTATTATTTTTAAGTACAAGAATGTCCTCTATTTCTTGGTGCCAGATAGGAAAGTGAACTGTAGCAGAACCACCTCTGATGCCGTTTTGAGTGCAGCATCTGACAGTGCTTTCAAACTTTTTAAGGAAGGGGATAACGCCTGTGTGTTGTACCTCTCCGCCTCTGATTTTAGCGTTGATCCCACGAATTCTGCCTGCGTTAATACCGATACCAGCCCTCTGTGCGACATACCTACCAATAGCCATATCGCTGCTAAAGATACTATCGAGGGTGTCATCAACATCAACGAGAACACAAGATGCAAATTGACGGAGTGGTGTCCGAACTCCTGCCATGATTGGCGTTGGGATGTTGATTTTGTGTTTGCTGATTGCGTTGTAGTATCGGTGTACATATGAAAGCCGTTTGTCCTTAGGGTAATCTTGGAAGACTGTCAGTGCAATCATTACATACATGAACTGTGGAGATTCGTAGACTCCACCAGATGAACGATCCTGAACCAAATACTTATCAACTACTTGACGAAGACCAGCATAAGTAAAGAGAAAATCTCTATCGTGGTCAATCCAAGAGTTGACCTTTTCAATCTCCTCTAAAGAGTATTTACTAAAAATCTCATCGTCATATACTTTTTGATTTACACAACCAACAATGTGTTCAGTAAGAGATGGAAACTCCCACATCTTTCCATAGAGTTGTTTACGCAAGGAGAATAGTAAAAGTCTTGCTGCAACAAACTGATAGTTTGGATGATCAAGATCAATCAAGTCACTTGCGGATCTGATCAAAATCTCTTGAATTTCATCAGTTGTAATCCCGTCATAAAACTGAATGCCAGAGTTAATTTCAACTTGTGATGCAGATATGCCTGAGATACTTTTACATGCCTCTTCAACCATCTTATGCATCTTCTCAAGGTTAAGATGCTCAATGCGTCCGTCTCTCTTTTTTACTTTGGTGCCGTTTGTCATACCCGTTTCCAGTAGTTGAATTTAATTTGCGCTTCTAATCCACTATACACATTTGATTCTACCAAACTTTGAACATCATGTCCAGATAGAACCATATCATTAATATCTTTTTCCTTAATATTACTTGGCCAAATGACTATCCTTTCACCATTGGCGATACTACGTTCAATTCTGGATACGATCTCTCGATTACGTGGTTCGTTATCATAGATCCACACAGGATTGCTAACATTCCACTTGCTAAGATCAGCGTCAGCTCCACACATAGCAATTGAGTTGCAAATAAACGTGGAATCGAAAGGACCCTCGGTGACGTAGACTGGTTTTGTTGTGTCGATCTTGTCGAGTCCGTATAGTTTTGGTGCGTCATTGTCAATCATTATGGTAATGTATTTAACCGAGTTCTTTCCGCCACCTAATGCTCTTCCCTGAATACCAATCAAGTTCTTTTTATAATACAACGGGATGATGATACGGGTCTCATCCATGTCTGTGTATTGAAACTGACCGGGTTTAATTGTATTAACCCAAGTCTTGAACTCTTTGGCATAAAAGAACTTAGATGGATCGATGTTTCTCTTCTCCAAATAATCCTTTGCCTCGTCTACTGTATCCGCTCTTGGTAACTTCTTGATTGGATCAGACGTAAACTTAGGTTTAGAGGAGGATGCAATTGCCTCAATCTCTTTGGGTGCATCTACAGCAAAGTTCTTGCCGGTGAACCCTTGTTTAAATTTCTCTAGAATAAACTGCTTGTGCAGTTCTACATCTAGTTTTTTGAGGAAGTTATTAAAAGACAGCGAAATACAACAGTTGTGGCACTTGTAGTTAGTGTTTGCCTTTACGGCATACAAATAACCCCTTGCCTTGTTTTTGTTCCTCTGCGAGTCCCCACAAATTGGACAGCGAAAGTTATATAGGTTTGCTTTTACTCGTTTAAATTTTGACAAACGAGACGCCAGCAGACCAATATATTTACTGTCTATTTGATCCATTTACCTAGGTCTGTAGTCTTTC